GGAGAAGTTAAAATTAAAAATACTATAAAAACCGAAACTAAACTTCGAAGAGAAATATTAAACTATAATATTCGTCAACTAATAGACTTAAAGATGAAAGCTGTAGGAAACTATCGTACAGCAGGAGAAATGTATGCTACTTTAAGTAAAAATCAGATAATTTTGGGCATAACAGACTTCGTAGTTTCAACACTAAATATAAGTGTATTAGCTTCAGAATTCTTACCAACATTAAACTTTCCAAACCTTACACCACAAGAAATACATTTGTTGGATTTAAGAGCAGAAGTTATAGGATTCGAACAAGCGAAACAGCTTGAAATTAATCTTGCTAAATTATTAACAAAAGCGAATAAACTAGATAGAAATCCAGTCACTTTACTTAATAAATCAACTCCTGCTTTCGATGGAAGTGCAAGAAGATATGGTATAAATTTAGTTGATCTTGAAAGATATAAATTTACTCATAAACCAAGTATTTCAGGTACTAAATTCGCAAATAGTGATGGAACTCCTGCATATACAACAGGTACATATGGATTAGCGAATACTTACCCAAATCCAAACTTTAATTATTGGAATTATGGTAATACTCAAATTAAAGATTTTACCAACTTAACTGTAGGAGAAATACTAAATAACCCTTATAGGAAAGTCAATTTTGCAATTGAATCAGAGATTGGTATTATCAGGCTTCCAGCATCAGCTTTAAGATTCTCGACAGACGATGCTCGATTCACGTTTGATGATACATTTACTATGGATGCAGACAGTGTAGAAATGGATGCGTCTATTTACAATTGGGATAATAACAATTTATTATTCGACTTATACACATAAACATTAAGGAAAAATAACCATGGCAGCAATTATTTCAAACAAATTCCGCATTCATAATGCGCAATCATTTTTAGAGGGATTCGATGAAGCATCCCCAACATCAATATATCTTGGTATAGGTCGTCCACAAAGTTGGGCTGATGATAACTTACCAGATACACCAAAAGATACAGTCGGCGACGAATTATATTACTGGGATGACATGATCGCTTTAAAGCGAGTACAAGCATCTGATGTAATATTAGCAATCCCAAGAAGAGATTGGACATCAGGAAAGTATTATGACATTTATCGTCATGACTATAATGGTGTGACTGCTGGAGTGAACATAAACTCTGGTGGTGCTACAACTCCTGCAACTTTATTTGATTCAAACTTTTTCGTGATAACTGATGAATATAACGTTTATAAAGTTATTGATAACAGAAATTCAAATGGTGTTGTTGTTGCTTCTGTAAATAAACCAACAGGAACAGGAACTGCTATATTTTCTACAGCTGATGGTTATGCTTGGAAATATATGTTTACAGTTTCTCCTGCTAACGTTTTAAAATTCGTTTCTACCGATTTTATTCCAGTTAAACGTCTTATAACAAATCCTGGAGTGACTGATGCATATTACAATCAATATCTAGTTGAACAAGCTGCTGTTGACGGACGTATTGATAATATTGTTATCACAAACGTAGGATCAGGATATTCAAGTACTCCAACTGTGACAATCACAGGTGATGGTACAGGTGCTACAGCAACTGCTGTGCGTGATGCTGGTACAAACACAATTATAAGAGTAGATATTACTTCAGGTGGTTCAGGATACACTTATGCCAATGTAGCATTCACAGGTGGTGGTGGTGCGAATGCTGGTGCAACTGCAATTATTTCACCAAAAGGTGGACATGGTTCTGATGCTATAAAAGAATTAGGTGGATTCTATGTAATGATGAACGTAAGATTAGAATACAATGATGGATCTGGCGACTTCCCAGTTGACAATGATTATCGTCGTATCACATTAATACGTGATCCTTATAATTTTGGTTCTACAACTGTTGCTACTCTTTCAACAAGAACAGCATCTAAATCAATCGCTTATTCAGCATTAGCTGGTACATTATTAAATGATAGAAAAATCGTAGGTGGTACTTCAGGTGCAGTCGGAAGAATTACTAGCATTGATACAGCGAACACAACTATTAGATACATACAAACAAGCACAGATAATCCAACTGGTGTAGCATTTCAACCAGCTGAAACTGTGACGATGTATGCTGCTGATGGAACTACACCAACTGCTGTGACATTTACTTCTGGTGCTTTATCAAATCCAGAAATACAGCCAGACAGTGGTGATGTGATCTATGTTGAAAATCGTAGACCAATCAATCGTGCTATCGATCAAATCGAAGATATTAAAATTATCGTAGAAATGTAGAATTTAGTTTCTACTTTCTTAACAACTATATAAAGAAGCATGAGTATAAATTTTAACGTCACTCCATATTTTGATGACTTTAATGAGTCAAAACAATTCCTTCGTGTATTGTTTCGTCCAGGATATGCAGTACAAGCACGTGAATTAACTCAACTTCAAACAATCCTTCAAAATCAAATTAGTCGTTTTGGTGACCATGTCTTTAAAAACGGATCAATGGTTGTTCCAGGAGAAGTCAATTTTGATAATCAAGTACACTTTGCAAAACTAGAAGATCTATTTGGTAATACAAATGTCACATCTTATCTAACTCAATTCAGAGATAAAATAATTACAGGTCAAACATCAGGTGTTAAAGCTGTTGTGATTGATACATCTGAGTGCGGATGTATGGTTCCAGGAGATAGCAATGTTGCTACTCTTTATTTTAAAATGACTGACACTGCTTCTGATGGAGAAACTAAAAGATTTATTCCAGGAGAAATAATTACTGCAACTGCAGCTGATAATACAACTGCAAATAATTATCGATTAACAGCAAATCAAGTATCTGATATTTCAGTGACTGTTAAAACATTCGGTGATACAGGTCAAGCTGCAACTGTTTATACTAATAGTCCAACAACTGACGTATTGGGTTATGGAACAGTTGTTGAAGTGAAAGAAGGAATATATTATATTGATGGATATTTTGTAAAAAATCCTGAATTACATTTATATGTTGGAAGATTTACAAATACTGTCACTGCTCGTGTAGGGTTTGAAGTTATAGAAGAAGTAATTACACCAGAACAAGATTCTTCATTAAACGATAATGCACAAGGTTCAAATAACTTTGCTGCTCCAGGAGCACATAGATATAAAGTTTCAGTTAATTTAAAAAGACTTGCTTTAAACACAACAGATACAATTAAATTTATAGAATTATTACGTTTAAAAGATGGTCAATTATTACATAAAGTTGATAAAACTTCTTATGCTGAAATAGAAAAAACTTTTGCTCGAAGAACATTTGATGAATCTGGTTCTTACGAAGTAAATAAATTTAATCTTACATCTAGAGAACATTTAAACACTGGTACAAATGGTGGTGTGTTTCCTATTACCCCAGCAACTCCAGTTGCAGGAATTACATATGGAAGCAACGATAAAGTAGCAATCGCTGTTGATCCAGGAAAAGCATATATCGAAGGATATGAAGTTGAATCAGTTTCAACTAGATTTTTAAGTATAAACAAAGCAAGACCAATTAATAATGTTGAAAATGGACATATATCAAGATTAGATGATCAACCTATCGGAACAACTGTAGGAAATCACATATTAGTTTCATCAGTACAAGGTCTTCCACCAATAAGCACATTTGGAATAATATATCTTTGGGCTGGTATTGATAATCACATTACTCCACCAACAATCGGAACAACAACTAATATAAACAAAACTGGATTAATCGGAACTGCTAGAATTAAATCGTTTCAATTACATTCATCTTCTTATTCTTCTCCAACTTTTAAACTTGGTTTATTTGATCTTAAATTAGAATCAGGTTATAATTTTGAGAGAGATGTAAAATGGATAACTGATGTTGGTGCAACTAATCCAATTGGATTTTTCGCACAAGTAGATCAAACAACAACTCCAGTATCTTTAATCGGTACAGTATCAGGTACTTCTGGTGCTGCAACACTTACAGGTGTTGGTACAAGATTTCAAGATGAATTTAAAGTAGGAGATGCTGTAGTTCTTACAACATCAAATACATTTGTTGGATTTGTAGATGCAATAGCTTCTCCAACTTCATTAACAATTGATAGAAATTTTGCGGCAAATTACACAGGTGTGGTTTATGCTCGTGGCTCATCACCAATTTATAATCCTGAATTTCAATCATTAGTATTTAATACAGGAATTGAGAATACAAAAACTTTACGTGGTTTAGATTCAGCAACACTTCAAGATACTGTACTTTCTTCTACTCAAACTGTAAGACGTACAATAACTGCAACGTCAACTGCTGGTGGTGATTGGATTCACACATTAACAGAATCAACAGAATTTTTCTTAACTGATACAGATTTATCAAACTATACATTATTTGATAACGTAGCAAAAACAGTTGTAAATTTAACTTCTGCATCAATTTCTTTTGATAGTGAAGCAAATCGTAAAACTATCACAATTACTGGATTAACAGGTGCAAGAAGTTATACACTTTTAACAAGTATATTTCAAACTGGTGTAAGTGCTAGAGAAAAAATTAAAACAAAAACTTCATATACACAAACTATCACGACTGCATTAGCTGTAACAGGTAAATCTATTTTATTAGATCATGCTGATGTTTGTGAAATAGTTTCTGTGTTTATGACTCCAGGAAATTACAATTCATACAGTTCAGCTGGTGCAATTAATATAACTGACAGATTTACATTAGATTCAGGTCAAAGATTATCTCATTATCAAAAAGGTGCATTAGTATTAAGAGATGGTGTGGGAATACCAACAGGTGCTATACAAGTAGTTTATAGATATTTCGCTTACAGTGGTACAGGAAATTATTTCAGTGTTGATAGTTATTCATCTATACCTTATGAAGATATACCAGAATTTAAAATAACAAATCCTGATGGTACAACAACTACAATCCCATTACACGATGTTATTGATTATCGTCCAGTAATTTCTGGATTAAATACGTTTACACCAAATATACCAAAAATTGGTACAGATTTTAATACAAGTATTGCAAATTATTTACCACGATGGGATAAAATAATTTTAGACAGTGTTGGTAATTTTTCTATTCTTACAGGAGTACCAGCATTCGAACCAAAACAACCAGAAGATCCAAAAGAAGGATTAATTTTAGGAACAGTTTTCTTACCAGCTTATACTAAAAAAGCATCAGATGTACAAATATTTAAACGTGATAATCGTAGATACACAATGCGTGATATTGGTTTCCTTGAAAGACGTCTTTCAAATTTAGAATATTATACAAGTTTAAATTTATTAGAAAAAGAAACATCAACATTTAGTATTAAATCAGCTACAAGTGGTTTAGATAGATTTAAAAATGGATTTTTAGTAGATCAATTTACAGGTCATGGTGTAGGTAATGTTCAACATCCTGATTATCGTATTGCAGTTGATAGTGCAAAAAGAGAATTAAGACCAATGCACTTTACAGATGCTTTAGATATTATTGAAAACTTAGATTCTGGTCCGCAAAGAGCGAGTAGAGATTATCAAAGAACAAATGATTTAATTACATTACCATATACTGAATCATCATTTATTTTTAATCCAAATGCTTCAAGAACTATTGATGTAAATCCATATAAAATTGGTGCATTTAAAGGCGAGATTGAATTAACACCTGAAGGAGATTTCTGGAAAGAAACTGATAGAAGACCAGATCTGAATGTGAATGATGATAATGGATATGATGCTATAAGATTTTTAGGTGAAAGATTAGGTGTTACAGGATCTCAGTGGAACGAGTGGTCTTATAACTGGACTGGATCAACTGATCAAGTAAGAACATATGAAACTTGGAACGCAGGATTTGAAGAAACAATTACAACTCAAACAGGAACGCAATCACGTGAAGGAATTCAAACATCATTATCAGGAAGTGTAAATCAAATAAATTATGGCGATCGTGTTGTAGATATTTCTTATATACCTTTTATTCGTCCAAGAACTGTATCAGTTATTGCTAGAAATTTAAAACCAGATACTAAATTTTATGCATTTTTTGATGGTATAAGAGTAGACTCTTCTTATGTTAAACCAGCAGATGTATTTCGTTTAACAAAAGTTGCTGGTGCTGCAGATTTAAACTTTAATGTTCAACAAACTATTCAAACAGTTCTTTCTGATGATTTAGCAAGAACAGATTCTCAAGGTGTATTTCAACCAGCATTTTATTTCGGTGATATACTAAAAAATTCAGAACATACACCAGTTGTAATCCAAACAGTTAATCATATAACAAATGCACTTGGTGAAACATCATTTACATTAACAGTATCTTCTGCTACAGGAATTTCTCCTGGACATCACGTTCATTTATATAACTTTGATGCAGTAAGAGCAAATCCTGAAGTTGTTTCAACTATAATTGAAAATAATTTTACTTCAACTATTACTACTTTTGGAAACAATCATTCAAAACAATTAAATTTAAAAATATTTAAAGTTATAGCAGTAGCTGGAACTACAATAACATTAGCAAAAATTGATGGTTCATTAATTGAACCATTTGATTCTTATACAACTGCAGTATATCCAGCAGGAGATGGTGCTAGATTACAAAGATTACAAGCAAGTGGTATTGCTAATTTTGAAGGACCACAAACATCGGCAACTATTCGAAATATTTCAATAATTAATATTAAAAATGGATTTGCTATTGGTGATGTATTAACTGGAGAAGTTGATATAGGATCTGGTGCTAAGAATCGTGTAACAATAACTGCAATTAATAATGGAACAGATTCTTCAATCGCTCCTACAATGAAATCAGTAGGAGATACAATTCGTACTGACTCTAATGGTTCAGTTTGCTGTGTATTTAATATACCAGAAAATATGTTTAGAACAGGAGAAAGAACATTTAAATTAATCGATAATATTTCAAATAATGATGCTGATTTTGATTCGAAAGGATCTGCTTCTTATATTGCATCTGGTACAACTTTAAGTAAAGAAAGAACTATTGTAAACTCAAGAGATGTAAGATATGTACAAGATAGAATATATGAAGAAATTCCAGCAAGACGTACAACTACAACTACTCGATTACTTTACACAATTCAACGTGGTCATGATCCTGTAGCACAAACATTTGTCGTGTCATCAAAAGGTGGGGCTTTCGTTTCCTCAGTAGATTTATATTTTGAAGAAGCAGGAGCAAGACCTATTATTGTTGAATTAAGAGTGACTAATAATGGTGTACCATCTTCACGTGTAGTTCCATTTACAACTGTGACAAAATCTCCTTCTGAGATTAATACATCAACAAATGGTTCAGCTGCAACTAACTTTAAATTTTTAGCACCTGTATATTTACAAGATAATGAAACTTATGCTATCGTAGTAAGAACAGACGAGCCAGGAGCAAAAATATTTATTTCTGAATTAGGAGAATCTGATTTAATTACTACAAACATTATTACTCAACAACCATTAACTGGATCTTTATATCTATCACAAAATTCACAAGAATATAAAATTAATCCTTTATTGGATATGAAATTTAAATTATATTCTTGTACATTTGATACAAGTGTTGTTGCTGATGTTGAATTAAAAGCTAATCCACCAATTACATATACATTAGATGAAAATCCTTTTGAATTTACTCCATCAACACCACATGTAAGAGTAAGAGCAAGAAATCATGGATTTAATTTCAATGATGTTGCAATTATATCAGGTGTTGCTCCAGGACTTTATGGTGCAACTTCACCAAATGGTGCACCACATACATTATTAAATGGATCTCATTTAGTATTAGCTGAAGGATTAACAAAAGATTCTTTCATGATACAATTACAAACTACTGATGCAAATGGTGTAAATTTATTAACAGGATCAACTGCTAACTTTGTAAAATCAAATGTTGGTGGAACAAATGTTTTATGTTCTCGTCAATTAAATGTAGATGCCATTTATTTAAAAACTAACGATTTAATTTTTACAGACACAAGTATAAATTATTTTGTTTCTGCTTCAGATGCTGCTGGTACACCTACTGATTTCTTACCAATAGTTGCGAATGAAAACTATTATTTTACGAATAGAAAAGTAATTAAATCTTATGAGAACCAAGTATTACTTTCAACGTCTCCTTTATTAAAGAGACCAAGTTTAAAAATACGTGCTCAATTAAGATCAAATAATCCAAACATATCACCTGTGATTGATTTACAAAAAGCATCAATTTATGCTATTTCAAATTCAATAGATAATAAAACTGGTTCTAATTTAAATGTTTCTGGTGTTGATAATCGAAATATATTAGTTAATAACACAATTGTAGATTCAGATACTTTTATTACAGGAACAGGAACAATAACTACAAGCACAGCATCTACTACAGTGACTGGTGTTGGCACATCATTTACAACTGAAGCAAGAGTTGGGGATACACTTCGAGTAGGAGATACTGCAATTGGTGTAATTGATACAATTACAAACGCAACTACAATCGTATTAACTGCAAATGCTCTTGCAACAAATGCAGTTGGTGTTGCTTACAAAATAGTTGCAAGATCAGTAGTTCAATTATCTCATAATGCTTCAGGAAATGGTCAGTTAGTGACTTGGATTGATGCTGCTGATAATTTATTAGCTAATACGCAAATTGGAGCAGAATTAATTTTAACAGGAATTTACGCAAATAAATTAGACGGAACATATGAAATAGCAAATGTAGCTGAGGAATTTAGTTTAGATAGATTTGCAGGTTCAGCAGATGGAAATAAAGTGACAATTACACTAGATAGACCATTTGTAAATATTCCTACAACAAACACTATGTTCCTTGATGTAGTAAATGACTTTTTAGAATTTAATTTAGATGGTGTTCAAACTTCTCTTACAAATAGCACTTCTATTACATCAACTGCAGATAATACATCAAAAATTTCAGCAGGTGATATTATTGTATCAACAACGCTTTATGATGTAGTGACACCAGATGGTGGAACAGCACAAAGATTAGAGAAAAAAGTAGTTGGAACAGTGACTGCTGTTGCTGCTGGGTCAATTACACTTTCAGCAAATGCTACAGTAGCAATTAGTGGTGTTGTTATGGCTGTAAGAAAACCATTAGCTTCTTGGAAAATACAACAGTACGATGCTTTTGTTGATGACTATGCTCCAACTGGATCTACAAATTTAGCTAACTATATAACTCGTACATTAGCATTAACAAATCCAGCAAATAATATTAAAGTTATATTTGATGCAAATATACCAAACGATACAGATTTAACTCTTTATTATCGTGCTTGGAACGATGAAGTAAATTTAAATACGTTAAAATTTAATTCAATAACTTTACCTATTACATCAAAAGACTCATTAGATGTGTTTAGAGAAAGAATTGCTACATTAGAGAATATTGCTGCATTTAAAAACTTACAGGTTAAGTTAGTATTTAAATCAACAAATCCTGTTTATGTACCAAAAGTTAAAAATTTAAGAGTAATTGCTTATAGTTAATATATGAAATTTGTTAAAGTGAAAGATCATCCTAATTTAAAAAGGGATATTCATACACAAGCAGTAATTAACACATCTAATTCTGAATACGAAGAATATAAAAAAATACAAGAGAATGCAAGTCTTCGTTCAAGAATAATAGAGAATGAAATAAATAGTCTTAAGAATGATATATCAGAAATTAAGAATATTTTAAAACAAATAGTACAAGGAAAATAAACAATGGCAAAACAAGCAGTTGTAAATACTGTATCTCAGGCGAATACGTTCGATCAATGGCGTGTTCAAACGAATGAAGTAATTACAAAAACTAATAACCAAGAAGATTACATTGGTGATTTAGCATTACTTGATAATGCACAACCAGATTTAGTTTCTGGTATAAATGAAGCACGTGGATTTTCTTTGGCTATAACAATCGCACTAGGATAATAGAATGGCAAATGTATTTACAAATGGTCTAGCAAGAGACGTAGGAACTTCGCCTGCAACTATATACACAACACCTGTGAGTAAAAAAAGTATCGTAATTGAACTAGATGTATGCAATAAAATAAATGCAGCTATTCAAGTTGATGCTTATATAACTTCATCAGGGTCAGATTTTTATCTTGTTAAAAATGCTCCAGTTCCAGCAGGTGGAACTTTGCAGCTTATATCAGGACAAAAAATAGTATTAAAAGCAAACGAAGTTTTAAAAGTAGTTTCAAACACAGCTACATCAGTTGATGTTGTGGCAAGTGTTTTAGAAGACGTATAATAAACTAAGAAAATAAAAAATGGCTTATATTGGTTCATCAGCAGTATCACCACTTACAACTCAAATTCGTCCAAGAGATGAATTTGTTGGAAATGGTACACAAAGAGAATATGTTCTTTCACAGGAAGTTCCTGGAGGATTTGAAAGTAATGTTCTTGCTTTTGTTGACAACGTTCCTCAAGAACCAATTAGTGCTTATACTATTAAAGATATTCAAAGATTAACTCTTTCAAATGCTAGTACAAATAGTGTTAAAAATGTTACAATTGCAAAACCAACTGGAAGTATATACACAGGGGTTGTAGATTATTCTTTATCTGGAAATGTATATCAATCAGTTAATGCATTATTAAATGGAACTGGTTCATTTACAGGAAGATCTGCAAACACCTTTAGATTAGAACAACGTTTAATTTCAAATAATAATTTAATTGCTTCTATCACTTTAAATAAAACAGATTCACTTACTCAACCAAATCCTTTTGTTGGTATAACTGTATCTGGTACATTTTTAAATAATGGAATCACTGAATATGTAATAATTTATGATGTCACTGCAAATGATTATTTGGCTTTAACACCAAGTGGATTAACTCCGAGAGCAAATACTGGAGCAATATTATCAGATGACAAATATTTTACAGTATTTTCTCATTCTACTGAAATAGAAGCACCTAAAATTTCTGATCTAATAACACAAACTGGTTCTAATGCAACTGGAATAGTTGCAAATGCTACATCAAGTTATATAGATGTAATTCAAACCTCTACTGCAAATTTTGTCACAGTAGGGAATGGTGGACAATCTATTTCTTATAAAGAACCAAAATCAGTAAATTATTTAAATGATACAATCACATATGAAAACGTTATAGCTGGAACATTTTCTATAACTGCAGCTTCAACTTTAAAATTTAAAGCATTACAATTTACAGGTTATCCAAAATTAGGACAAAAAATTTTAATTAACCACATGGGTGGAAGTAATTATCAAATAAATCCTACAGCTGGAAGTGTCACAGATTTAGCTTTATCAGATAATTTAAAAACTTTTACAGTTGATAAATTTACAGCTACACAAGGTCAACAAACATTTACATTATCAAAAGTGCCTGTAAGTGTTCAGAGTATTTTAGTGACTCTGAATGGAGTAGTACAAACTGACACAACAGGATACACTTTACAAAATGGGAATGAGTTAGTGACTCAATCTCCATTAAATGCTGGAGTAAATGTAAATGTACTTCATTTAGGATTTAGCACAGTTTCAAGAAATTCTTTTACAGATGGTTCTATAACTGCGTCTGCTCTTCAAGATTTAACAATAACTGGAACTAAAATAGCTAATTCAACAATTACAAGTTCAAAACTTGCTGCTGGTGCAGCGATTGCAAATATTGGATATACACCACATAATCCAACATCTGGTAGTACTCAATCATATTCTTCTGCAGTCACTTTTAATGGCGTAATTAATACTAATGGAAATATAGTATTTCCTGGATCGGCAAATCCAAGTGTAGACGCAAATACACTTGATGAATATAGAGAGGGTGACTTTTCACCTACACTTGTTCCAGCTACGATTGGTGGAACACCAATAGTGCTTTCAACAACAGCAGGAAAATTTATTAAAATTGGAAGATTAGTTCATATAAGTATTCGTATGGTTATATCTTCGTTAGGAGTAGGAAATTCTGGTTCTATTAAGATTGGTAGCTTACCATTTCTAATAAATAATAGTGGTAATATAATAGATGAATATTCGCCTATTTTAACTACAAATACCACTGGTATGACAAATCCATATGTCACTACAATACCAAATACATTAACGTTGCAAATTACTACTGATGGTTCAACTGATGCAACAGTTGCAAATTTAACAGGTACAAGTACGTTATTAATTAATTTAA